GGACCAAGTTGCGCACCATCTGGCTCAGCCTAAAGGCTGGCCCAATGGAGGGTTTGATGACGTTGTCATCTCCCGCAGGTCACCACCTAGGTAGACCTTACCGCCCTTAGAAAGGCGGCCTCCACCCGAGCTTGATGCTGACGTGCTCGGGACGTCCAGAACGTTCCAAGTGCTCATTATCAACGCTTGCGACGTCGAATAGGTAGGCTCTTAGCGAGTCTTCCCACGTTAGTGGGAGCTCGTCAGGGTTGCCTATGAGACACTTGAGTAGGGCACCTTCTCCTTCGAGATGATCGATAGGAGATTTGGCACGCATATAGTAGCCCTTGACTAGAGGGCCATGCGTATTCGGGTCAAGCTTCTGGAATTGATACCCCAGAAGAGATTCCCTACCCAACACCGGCGAGTCTGGTCCTACATTGGGAAACTCCGTGAGGAGCTCCCTTAAGTAGGTGTCCAGCCAACGCGCGGTCTGCCACAACCCAGCCCAGTAGGCTTGGTTGCGCAGAGACACGGTCGATATCACACCGATCACGTCCTGCCGCTGCCGGGGGAGTATCTCTCTGATGCGGACAATACTAACGTCCTCACCATCGTAATACTCCTTACCGCAAGATTCCCTGAACCTACCGGTCCAGAAACTCTTGTGCACATTAACTCGAAAACCAAAGTTTTCGAGTTCGTGAACAACGGTAAGCACATACTCTTTGGGAACGATAATATCGTCCCCAAAGACACGCACCTGCCCGAGAAAATCCTTAATAAGGACTTCTCGGGAAAGGGGCATTCTCAGCTCCTTTTGGATCCCTACGAATATCACGGTCAAAAAGACCATGGCTTCGACTGGGAAACAAAGGGCTGAACCCATAGATGCGAACTTGGCTAGGGGAATTACCCCGTAGTCAGGTACAGCAGCCTTCGATGACCTACAGGCCATAACCGCTCCGTGCAATGCGGAGTGGCGGGCCAGCAGGTGATCTACATGCTGCTTCGAGACACGATCGGAAGCCTCACTCAAATCGAGTGTGGCCAGCTCACCACTGTGTGAGCCAGTACGAGCCATCTCCCTGTTAGGGTTTTGGTCCATAATTCCGATCATGGACTTGAGGAGGTCATCCTCATTGAGTCCATCGCGGAAAGCGCGAAAGAGAGACTGCTGTGCATATTGCATAGCAGTAGGCTCAATCGCAATAATCCGAGGTGACTTGAGCGTCTTAGGAACAGCGGTAACCTTTACAGGTACCTCTGAACCGGGTTCGGTGATAATCAATTCCTCATACAACCCAACAACCCTCTCGGGTTCTTGGGATCCAAAAACCCTCTCGGGTTTTTGGTTAGTAATAAGGAATTCCTCCGGCGGAAAATACTGCCGGAGGCGAGATGGCCAGGTGCGCAGATTCCACTTAGCATTACTGCTAAGCTTATCTGCAACAGCGCCCGGTCCATGCTTAGGGATGAGCTTCCCTAGGACGACATCAGAGTCGACCTTTAGGAAGACATCATCAAAAAGCAAGCTGGCAACTCGGTTAAATTCATCCCAGTCATGGGAGAACAACCTTGTGTCGGCTTCTCGGACATCACGCTCACACTGGATAAATTCACCCATCGCTAGCCTCTCGCGTTCCTTTGAGACAACCTTACGGTTGCCTTTTAGGGAGGTGATTCCCAATTGGGTCTCACCCGGGAGGGCTATCTTACCAAACGACAGTGTTAACTGTCGCAAGGCATAGATTGCTTCGATGGACGGTTCGTCCAGGAGAATGCCACTAGCATCATCAAACACAAGCCCAAGGAAACCTCCCAGAAATGGGGGGACACCATTAAGACTAGAACCGGAATGAAACCCGGTCCTGTCCCAGGGGGCCACAAAACCACGTTCAAGCCACCTCTCGATGGCTTTTCCGTAGTTAGTGAGGGTTACAGCCAAAAACTGCAACCCCTCGTGTTTGGTGCGATACTTGACAGTTTTTATGTCAAGTACGGCGCTAGTGCGGCATCGTACAGCCAATTCATTGGCTGTACAGGACCAGAGAGACGTCAGGCTTTTCAGATCGCCCCCCGATATTCTCGGAGGTAGGATCTTCCCTAGCCCTGACGGCATAGGCTACGAGTTGAACCGGCGGTATGCTGTTACCAGCATCCGCTGAAATGGTTCAACCCTGATGAGGTAGTACATCTATATATACTCCTTCCAGGGTCTAGCCCTTACTGTTGAACTCGTAAACCCAGCACACCTATCCCACTCAACTTAGAAGCAATCGCCTCTAAGAAAGAGTGTATCACCGGTCAGACATATGACCTCGACCAAAACGACAGCTATGAACACTAACTTCTTAGTGACCAAATTGCTGGCGTTTATGTCAGTGTCACGCCTCCCGAAACCAGTTCCCGCAGGATTGCGGGTCATGTCTTCGGTACGGTCCTCCCACTTGACGTCAGGCATTTCTCCTTTAAGGAGAATACCCTGATCGTCATCGGGGAGGGTGTCTGCCCTGCGGTCTCGAGCGAAGTTGCGAGCTTTCCTATACTCTCTTCGAGTAAGTAATTGCTCCCACTTCCTCTTCATTCGGCTCCGGAAGGAGCGGGCCCCTGATGTATTCAGGACTCGCCCCCGAGGAGCTTCGTGATGACCGCATTCGAAGTTGCCGTCAGGTTGGTATTGTAGCCAACCCAGGCGGCGAGAGCCTCCGCGTTCGTATACCCAGCCGGCGGAAGGTCGAAGACCGTGTAAACGGCCATTCCGACCTTCACGTTCTCGCTGGGCTTGAACGGATCGGAGGTCAGCTTCGAGGTGTCGAGCCGAATCATCCTGCGGATCCGCTTCCCGTAGTCATGGGAAGCGGTCAGCACGATTAGGCCATCCGCACTCGTGTAC